GTTACTTCGTCTAAGAAAAGTACGTTTATTCTTGACTTGGAAATACTACTCATAAGTTTTCTTATAGCGAGTAGAGTTGCAGTATTTACTCTTGCAAGTTCACCAGCACTCAATGCTAGTATATCTACTGGTTTTCCGTTGTCATCTATTTCTACATTTAGTTTATCATTTAGAACAACAAACTCTAAACTGAATCTTCCATCAGATAGTTCTGCTAGATACTCATTCGTAAGTTCTTCTAAATCTTTTACTAAATTTTCTATCTTATAAGCAAGTAATCCATTAGTACTAAATGCTTTTTTCAATATTTCTATGTGTCCGAGTTTTTCTTCTATTTCTGTTATTTCTTCTATTAGCTCAGACAGTTGATTTTCAAAATCTGTTTGTTGTTCTTCTATAATTGAGATACGAGTATTATGTCTTTCTATTCTTTCATTCTCTGCAGCTACGTCTTCCCATGCCTCTCTATCTTTCCTAATCTTGTTTTGCAGCTCACTGATTTTTGCTTCTAATTCAAAAGCATCAAGTACATTTTTTGGTAAATTTTTATCTATATCTCTAAATATATCTTCCCATTCTTCAATTTTTCTTTTTGCTACTGTTCTTATTCTATTTATTCTTTCTGCTTCTTGTTTTTCTTCAGTTTTAGTATTTGCAAACTTTTTATAATGAGCTTCTCGAACTGTATGATACTCTACTTTTTCTTTTACAAAATCTTCGTCTATATCTTGATGACAAGTTGGGCACTCACCTTTCATTAAGCCATACTCTTTTAGAGCGGCAGAATGCTCACTTACTTTATACTTGGCTAAAGTTATATCTTTTTGTAGAGGAGATATATCTATACTCTCACTATATTCTTGTAATTGTTGTTTATACGCGGTAAGGTCTATTTCACTTAATTGTTTGGTTAAAAAATTATTTTCATTAATTTTTTTATTGATTTCGGAGATATTTTCATATTCTATCATAAGAGAACGTAAAGTTTTGTCATCTTCTTCCGAAACAAATGGTAAATCGATTTTCGATAATAGTGATGTATCTTCCATTTTATTATCTAACAACCATTTATTTATTGTGTCAATTTTGCCTTGCACTAATGTAGCTTCGGAGCCAACACTTCTTGCCAAGTCTTTAAATACTTCAAAATATTTTACATAGTTATCTAACTGCAATAAATCTATTAAGAATCTTTTTCTGTTTGTATCAGTAGCAGTAAGAAACTGCAAGGATGCATTAGTATTTTGATATACAATTTGACTAAAAGTTTTATGGTCAATTCCAATAACTTCTTCTAATGTTTTATATGTATTTGTAGCTGTATGGCTTGATATATCTTCATCGTTCTTATAGAGTTTTACTTTTATATTACCTCTACGGACTACATCAATTTTATATTCATCATCTACTACATCAAAAGTCAAAGATATATCATAGCCATTATTGACTTCACGATTCGGTATATCTGCTTTTTTAATTCCCTTCGAGTTTTTATTGAAAAGAACTTCCTCTAAAATGAGAGGTATAGAGGACTTACCAGTACCATTTGTACCAACTAATTGAGTAACTATACTTTCAGTTAAATCTAATTCATTATCTGAACCATAACTAAAACAATTACTCCACTGCAACTTCTTTAGCGTAATCACTAAACACTCCTAAAATATTTTTAACTTTATCCTCATTTAACTCCAGTATGTAACTTAAATACTCATTAAGTTCTTCTTCCATTGTCATTTCTTTATCTAATACCAGAGTCGCTTCTGTTTTTCTTTTTATGACTTTCTTGTCAAGTAATTCACTATTTTTAACATTACTTAAATCCGATACATCTCCTTCTATTTCATAGATAGTATGGTGAAAGTCTGTTTGTATCATTTCATCTTCTCTTTCTACTGTCTTTCTAATAAGTTGAGGTAAATCAAACTCATGCCAAGTCCAGCTCCAATCTTCATCAAAGTGATGAGTTGTATCATCTATAAGTAGATATCCTGTTTTTACCAAGTTTCTATGAAAACTTGTAGTCATAGGACTGCCAGGATATATTATATTCTTTTGTGTATTTTCATGTGAATGTAAATCTCCTGCAAATACATAAGTAAATCTTTTAAATCTATCTAAATCTACTTCAGGTTGTACATGAGGAGGTATTTCTCCACGAACATGAGTAAAAAGATAATAAGCATCTACCGTTTCTATACTTTTCTTTTGATGTAATTCAGCATAGGGTAATATTGCCCAGTCATCTTCGTAATATACTTCATCTATTACTTCTACAAGTGGATTAATACTTGTAGTTGCTCTTTTTAAATTTGTAAAGAAAGTTTTATTTTTGCGAGTAGCTTCGTGATTACCGTCAAAAATAATTGTTCGTTTTGTAACTCCCTTTACAAAGTCAAAGTAAAGGCTTAATTCATCCATGCTGGGGACTCGGTCAAACAAGTCCCCACCAATGATGTGCAAATCTACATCTTTTTCGATTTCTCTAATTTGTTCAAAGAACATCTGATAGCGTGAGCAAGCCCATGCTATAGGTACATTCTTTTGTCCAAGTTTGATATGCCAATCTGCTGTAAATAGAATCATCCTACGAAGTCTTCTCCCTCTTCCCAAGCACAACCAGTGAGACCACCAGCTTTAATTGCTTGTAAAGTTCTAAGTACTTCTTTTGCATTTCTACCTGTGTCTAGTGCATTAACACTTACATGTTGTACTATATCATTTTTATCAATGATAAAAGTAGCTCGGTAACAAACACCTTCATCTTCATTTACTATACCTAAGTCCTCTGCAAGTCTTAGTCCGCAATCAGCTGCTAAAGAGTGTTTAATGTTTCCAATGAGTTCATTATCTTTCTTCCAAGCTAATTTACAAAACTCATTATCACCACTAATACCAATCACATTTGCTTCATCTACTAACATATCCATTCCCGCAATTTCTGTTGGGCATATGAAAGTAAAGTCTTTTGGGTAAAAGTAGATTACTGTGTAGTCATGTTTCAATGGGTCATAGTGTTCAGTGACTGAAACTTCTACAAACTCATTGTTTGAATCTACACCCTGCAAAGTAAATGCAGGAAATTTGTCTCCTACTGTAATCATGATTCTCCTTAACTAATATCGAACTCGTCGCTAATTGACTCATCAGGAGTTGAATTATCTGCACCTTCTCTTAGTCTATCGAGAAGCTCTTTTTGAGCGTCTGGAGTAGGTCTTGGTAAGACTTCATCCATAGACTTAAGGTCTGCTATTAACTCTTGTTCATCCTCTGTGAGAGCTCTTGGTTTGCACTTTAATGCTTGTAGTTGGTATTCAACATTGTAAGCCATTGGTCCAGTCTTAACTCTTTTAAAGCATACATCCCACCCAGTTTCAGGGTCAGTTGGGTCTCCGAGGTCTTCCGCGGCTACCATTACTTGTTCTAAAAGTTTTTTCTTAAGATTTAAGACTTTGACTTTACCGTCGTGAATACATTGGATTGCATAAGACCATCCGCATTTAAGCTCTGGATGATATTCTCTTACCCAATCTTTTTCCACGTTAGTAAATGCTTCAGTGTTTCTGTCGAACGACAAACACTCAAAAGGTAAATTCTTACCGTTTTCACCTTTTAGCCAGTAGACATATCTTGGTAACATATCACCGACCATTCTGACTTTGTTATCGCCTTCTACATATTGATAACTGTCAATTTTACTTTTTTGGGCTTCGCCCTTGGCTTGATTAAAACTTATTGCCATTTTATTTCTCCTTTAGTGATTTCTTCAAATTTAAAGTGAATACTATCATCTTCAATCCAAAGTAATCTATTGTTTTCTATTATGTCCTGATTCCCTGTAAAGAGAAAAAGGTCTAGAGTGGTATCTTTCGTATTTTGATACTCGTAATAGTTGCGTAGTGACGCGATACCTGCGTACTGTGCAATCTCACTATCAGAGTATCTCCTTCTTTGAATAAACAAAGGCTCAGGATTTACAAGGAAACTATGTCCATGAAAACTCTTTTGCCAGAACTTGTATATTCTATCGTGCCTATTAACTGGAGGCAGTTTATATGTCAAAATGTGCAGGATTGTTAAAATATCTTTAACGTTTCCGTTGCTTTCTTTTTTTATCTTTTTCCAATTATAGAGTAACATTATATCAAAAATCTAACCTTTTGTCAAGAATTATTTTTTAGTCCTATTGTCAATAAGTGTTTGAAAAGTTAAACTAGTCTCTTTTAGTTCGCTAGGAGTATATGCTAGCTGCTTTGCCATATAAGATTGCTCTTTAGAAGCGGGAGCTACCATTTTATTTTCTGTAAGTCTACCTGTTTTATCCCAAACTACCCAACAATAACCTGTTGCATCTGTGCCTTTCCCTGTAAAGGAAGGTCTTTGACTTAAGATATGGAGACAGCTCCACATATTTTCTTTCCACCATTCATGTCTTTTTTTACTTTCTAAAAAGTTCAGTCTTAATAGAAAAATACAAGTTTGACTATGTTTTATAGCATGATCTGCAAATTCAGTTAACTCAGAAAACGGAGGATTTGTTAATATTAAGTCCGTGCCTTCATTCCAGTCATAAAAATCCTTATCTTCTAGTATTTCTGAATATGTTGTAGGTATTCCTTGTTCTTCTAAAAATAACTGTA